CGCACCCGGTGGCGTTCACGGTGCCCGCACCTTGCGAACCACCGGATGCGGCACCCACCACCAGCGCACCGCTGATGGTGGTCAGACCCGTGCCCGTGAATGTGTATGTCGGATTGTTAGTGGCATTTCCAAACGTAATGTCGGCAATGGCAGCGGCTGCGCGCGTCACCACCAGCCATTGCACCCCCGCACTCATCGGGTCATCAAATACGCGCCCCAAAAATGTATTGCCAGATGCCTGCAGTAACCATTCCTTCCCATTCGTTCCCGCGCTGGTATCCGTAATGCGTAGATAGACACTGGGCGCGGCAAAGCGGGTTTGCTGATTCGCAAAAGTATGTGACCCAGACCACGTGGGCACGATGGCCTGCGACAGCGCAGGCGCGGCATCGGAACGCATGCCGCTGGCCGCGCTGCCGTTCACAGCAGTTAGGCCAATGGTGGCCGTGGGATTTGCTAGGTCTGAACTAGACACCGACAGAATAAATACGCAGTTCAGGTCCGCATTCGCGGGGAACATGGTGCCGCGCGAATCAATGTACTTGACCGGCACCGTCCAATATCCGGTGTTGTTAGTGCCGGGCGCGGTCACCTCATACACCACCGCTTTGCTGGCGTCATTGCGCTGCTGCATATAGATGCGATTCCCCACCGCGAGTAGGGAAAGAATGGTGTTCGCATCAAAATTGGTGAACGCGGTGGCATTGAAAACGGCCACCGTCACCGCTGAATACACTGCGCTATTCAGCGAAAGTTTTTGCGCACCTGGGTTCGCGGTGCCCACGGAAGTGCTGAAATTGTAACCCAGTTCGATGGACCCCCCGGATGACGTGCGCCAGATGGCGGGCAGCGATGGGCCCTGACTAGATAGGACCTGCCCGCTGACACCCTCAACGCCTGACGCTTTGAGAATGCCCGCCAGGTCCACGCTGCCACTGTGGACATGCGCCCCAGACCACGTGGGCGCAATGGCCTGCGACAGCGCAGGCGCGGCATCGGAACGCATCGCGGTGGCCGCGCTGCCGTTCACAGCAGTTAGGCCAATGGTGGCCGTGGGATTCGCCACCGTGGCGCTGGCGGGCTGCCATTGCGGTGCGCTCGAGCCACCAAAGCTTGTTAGGACATCCCCCGCGTTCCCATAGCCAGGACCCGCCAGCCCCCACGCACCCGTGCTGGCAATGCGGAACCGTTCGATTTGAACGCCTGCGCTTGATGATGTGGTGAACCGCAGTTCACCTGGGACAATGCCGGTAGAGACACCACCAGGCGTGGCGCAGTAGATGCTGGCTGCCACCGTGTTTAGCGTCGCACCGTCCGCACCATAGAATGCAATTTGTCCGATGGCATCCTGGGCCTGTAAAGGTGTTAGCCCGTTGTATGCGGTGGAACGCGTTTTTCCCAGCGCCAGCACCACAGCGGTGGCGTTATTGCCACCGCGTGTCATGGAATGCGTGGACCCCGCAGCGTCCTGCGCAAACTGCTGCACCAGCGCGAAATTCCCCACGGATGCCCCGGTGGTCATTCCAAATAGAACGTAGCTGGCAAACTTATGGGTGTCGGCCCACGTGGGGGAAATCGACACATCCAGCGCGGGCGCGGCATCGGAACGCATCGCGGTGGTGGCAATGCCGTCTATTGCAGTTAGGCCAATCAACCGGGTGGCACTGCCGAATGCTGGCGTGCCTGCAGGGCCCGCTGGCCCTGGAATTCCCTGCGGACCTTGCGCGCCAGCAGCACCAGCGGCACCCGCTGGAATACTCAGATTCAGAACCTGCGCGGGTGGCGTGCCGGTGATGGTGGCCGCAGCTAGTGAGCCCGCAGCCCCCGTGGTCACCGTGCCAATGGCCAAACTATTGGCAGGACCTGGTGCCCCGGTGGGGCCCGCGTTTCCCTGGGGGATTCCAAAACTAATGGTGGGTGGGTCCGCAGCGTTATCAATCGTCACGCTGGCCGGGCTGCCCGGTGGCAGCGTGGTGACAATGCCCGCCACGTATTCCGGGGGTGGCGCGGGTCCACCGTTGCCGCTGATTTCCGGCAGCGCGGAAAAATTGCGCACGCCATCCCCGCATTTGATGACGGGCATGGTACTGCCTGGGTCCGCTATGCCCAGTTCCCCCAGCAGTAGCACCGGGTCAGCCACCACCCATTCCGTGGCGGGCTTTGCCAGCTGCTGAAATCGTCCTAACAAAGTGGCCATGGATTAACCCTCCAATTCAATCAGCAGCCCGCCCGCCAACATGTCCGTGATGCGTTCACGTATCACTGGTTCCGTTCCTTCCCCGCGCGCCACCGCAATGCGCACCAGGTCACCCACGCTGCGCGGCACATGGGCAATGGCGCAAAGCCTGCCCGCTGGGTCACAGCAAGCGTGCGCGCCAGGCGCGCGCTGAATCTTTGTGGTGTCAGTCATGGTGCGGTTCCTGCCACGGGTGTGGCGTCAGGGTCCAGCGGTGGTTTCGGGGGCAGCGTGCCGCTGTCGCCTGTAAATACTAGGTCCGAATAATTGACACCCTGCAGCTGCACGTATGGGCCCGATGCGGAAACGTTTGTCAGCAGCCAGGGCCGCACCAGCGCGGTGGTGTTGTCGAAAAATGCATACAGGGTGCCCATCGAGGTATCGCGCGCTTTGATGGTGACCCCAGGGATGGGCGGACGGGACAGCAGCAGCCGATTCGCGAAGCCCGGCAATTCCGCCACGGGGATGATGTCAGTAGTTTGGCCGTGGATATCGCGCAGCAGGACGGAATACGCATGGCACGCAATAAATTCCACATCCCTATCTATCTCGAGCGTAAGACCTGCCACGCGCAACACTTCGCCAGCGCTGGCTGCCAGGTTCGCGATGTCATCCGTGATATTCACCACATCCCCTGGCCTGCATATGCGGCCATCTTCCGTAACGTTCACGCTGATTTGTTCGCGCCGATATCGCAAGCGGTTCCATTCAAAGACCGCGCGCCTGTACCCTTGGGCCCAGTTCGCATGAAATGCCGCGATGCGCGCAGGGTTCACGCACAGCGCTTTGGTGGTGTAAGTGAATTCACGTATTTTGAATTCGTTACCCTGGTCTAACCAAGTGACGGTGACGCCATCGTTTTCCCCCTCATTGGTCATGCGCACCGCAACACCTTCCCCGTCCGGGTCTTTGGTGCGGCCATTGAATAGCGCCATGCGCTGGCTGGTCTGCTGGTCGCGCACCACGTGCAATTTCTTCCCCACGCGATAGACCTGGCCCCGCACCACGTCCGCCACCTGCAATAGTTCGGTGTCAATGTCCTGGGATTTATCCAGCGTCAGAGAAATTTTCCCCTGTTCACCATCGTGCGCGCCGGGGGTGCTTTCATCTAACGCATCCAGCTGCGCCTGCAGCGCATAGATGCCAGCCAGGTCAATCTGCGCATCCGTCTTGTTTGCCCCGTCCGCCGCTTTACATCGGGCCACAAAATTGTCAGCCCACTTTTCGGTCGCGGCTGGCGCGGACCAGCCTGCGCCCGCAGACCACGTGGGCAGCTTACGCGTGGCCAGCACGTTGAACGCGGATTCACCCATGGATGTGGCGCTGCGGTCATTAGTTAGGCTCACCCCCATAATGGTCACATCCGGGTATGGCCGCTGCGCCAGGCGCACCACGCCTGACAATTTGCGCCAGTGCATTTCCTCAATATATTGGATGGTGCTGGTGTCCACGTGGATGGTGGACGTGCGGCGCAGCCTAACCAGCCAGCGGCCAGTGCCACCCACCAGGGTTAGAAAATCTTTCATCCATAGCTGTTCAGTCCAGCGCAGCAGTCCGGTGGTGCTACCTGAACGCGTGATGGTGCGTGATTCGATGACGGTGGGGGCACCCCCGCGCGCCAGCTGAATGACGAACGTTACGCCGTTGTCTTTGCGCAGCCCCTGCACGTATTTCAGCAGCCCCTGCGGAAATTCCACGTCCACCCAGACCTGTTCCGGGTTCGCATGCGGCACCGTATACCAGGGGGTGAATTCACCCTGTTCATCCACGGGTGTGCCACCACCACCCGTGCCACCACCGCTGCTGGTGCCGGTTTGTGTCCATTCGTCCGCGTTCATAAACGCTTCATACGCATGGGCCGCGCCATCGTTCCCAGGGTCACTGAAAATAATGGGGGTGCCGTTCAGGTCATTCATCTGCACCATGTAATAAGTGGTGGCTAGGCCACCGGGAAACAATGGCGGAATGGTGGTGA